GGGGGGGGGGCGGGGGGGGGCGGGGGCCACGGGCGGGGGGGGGGGGGGGGGCGGGGGCGGGGGGGGGGGGGGGGGGTGGGGCGGGGGGGGGGGCGGCTGGGGGGGGGGGGGGGGGGGGGGGGGGGGGGGGGGGGGGGGCGGGGCCGGGGGGGGGGCTCGGCGCGGCGGCGTGGGGGCCGTGGGCCGCGGCCGCGTTGCCGTTCATCCTGGGCGAACTGATCATCCCGTTCTCGCATGAGGACCCGCACTACCGCGACCAAAACAGCGGGATCCCCGGCCTCGCCAACGCGCAAGCGATGTTCGACTACCTCGGCCCCGCGAGCTCGGTGTGGCAAGACTTCATCGCGGGCCATCCGGAGTTCATCGGCCACGGCAACGGCTTCGCCCGCGGGACGCATGGCCAGTACCTCAACTTCGGCGCGGGCACGCCGGTCATGTTGCACGGCTACGAGAAGGTCGTGCCGCGGGGGAACACCGAGACGGGCGAAGGCTGGGGGCCGTCGGTCGTGATCAACATTCACGATCCCGTTATTCGGGAACCGCAAGACATCGACCGGCTCGCGGACGCGATGGCGGTGCGCTTACAGGCCCGCGGGCTGTAAATGGCGCTGACCCGCGTCCAGAAGTCGACGATTGCCAAGACGGCCGCGACGGGGCTCACGGCCCTGACGGTGACGTGGGGCGCCAATCCCGCCATCGGCAATGCGATCGTGGTCGGCGTCGGCGGCAAGACCACCAACAATCTCGTCACGTCCTGTACCGACAATTACGGCAATACCTATACGGCCGGCTTCGCGCCCGCGGGGCATAGCTCCTCCGGCGTCGCCGTGGCGTTCTGGTATTGCGCCAACGTGACGGCGACCGGGGCCGGCTTCGCCATCACGGCGACCGGCGCCAACGTCCACCGCATGACCGTGGCGGTGGAAGTCGGGAACGTCGGGCTCGGCCTCACCGTCGGCCGGACGATCAACACCAACGCCTCCGGCGGCCCGGGACTGACCGGCACGACGGCGACGTTGACCACGGCCGACAGCATCGTGTTCGCCGCCATCGATGTCGCGTCCAATATCGCCGCGCTGACCGCCGCCGCGGGGACGCCCGCCTGGACCGAAGAAGCCGAGGTGCTGTCGGCCGGGAATCCGTCCGCGGAAATCATCAGTCGCATCGTGTCGGCGACCACAGCGCAGTCGGCCTCGTGGACGTGGGCCGGGGCGGCGAATTATGCCGCGGCGCTCGTCACGTTCCATTCGCTCGGGCCGGCGACGGCGACCGTCCCGAATGTGGTCGGGCTGACACAGGCCGCGGCGACGACCGCGATCACCGCCGTGGGCCTCACGCTCGGAACGGTGACGACGGCCAGTTCGACGACGGTCGCCGCCGGTCTAGTGATCAGCCAATCGCCCGCGGCCAGTACGAGTGTCGCCGCCGGCAGTGCCGTGGCGATCGTCGTCTCGACCGGACCGCCGACGGTGACGGTGCCGAACGTCGTCGGGCTGACCGAGGCCGCGGCGACGACGGCCCTCACCGGGGCGGGGCTGGTCAAGGGGACGGTCACGGTAGGCGCGTCGACGACGGTCGCGGCCGGCCTCGTGAGTACGCAAGTCCCGACGGCCGGCGGCACGGCGGTGGTCGGATCGGCCGTCGACTTGGTGATCTCGACCGGCCCGCCGCCGTGGGATCTGACGGTGGCCGGCGTGTCGCAGAAGGCCAAGGTGCTCCAACGCAGCGTGTCGATCCGGTTGGAGTCGGGCGAACGCTCGTCGGCGCGGTTTTCGGTCACGCGCGTGGGCGGGTATCTCCCGGCGCGGTTTGAGACGGTGCAGATCACGGACAAGGCCGGGGCGGTGCTGTTCGCCGGCCCGATTCTGTCGCGGGTCGTCGAGGCCGTCGTCCCGAATCATCACACCGTCGCGGTGGAAGCGTCCGACTGGTGGGCGTACCTCGATTGGGGGCTGGTCACGCTGACCTTTTCGGCGCCCGTGACGACCAAGGCGATTCTCCTCGCGCTCGTGGCGGCGCTCCCGGCCGGGTATGGGTTTACCGTCTCGAGTAGTCAGGCCGACGGGCTCACGTATGACGCCTATGCCAGCGGCGCCGAGGCGAAGGCGTCCGACGTCGTGCGGGGACTCGCGAAGGATCTGAAGTGGCGGGCGGCGGTGTCCCCGACGAAGGTGATCCGGATTGCGCCGTCCGGGAGTGTGGCGGCGCCGTGGACGCTGACCACGGCCAATCCGCATTGCCGATCGGCGCGCTGGCACGATCCGACCGGGACGCCCGCGAATCGGATCGTGTTGCGCTGTGGGCCGGCGGGCGTCGGCGCGCCGGTCACGGTGACGTGGATCGGCGACGGGACGACGCGCGTCTTCTCGCTCGACGGCCAGTACGTCCCGTCCTCCTCGACGCGGGTCAATATCTGCTTTGTCGGCGGGACGCAGCTGCCCGTGTGGCCCCCGGGCGAAGGGCCAGCCGATCAGATCCAATGGGACTACACGCTGAACAGCGGGACGCTCACCTTCATCGGGACGAGTCCGTGGCATCCCCCCGGCGTCGGCGTGCCGGTGGTGATCACCTATTACCCGCAATTTCCGTTTACGGTCGTCGCCGCGTCGGGCGCGACGCCGGTCATCAGTGAGATTTACAGCGACGAATCGATCACGGTCTACGACCAGGGCGTGGCGCGGGCCCAGGCGCTGCTCGCGGAACGCAACCAACCCGCGGCGCGCGAGCTGGAGGTCCTGTCGCGGGATGACGGCTGGCGGCCCGATCAGGGCATCACGGTCGCGCTCGACGCGATCGACTTCACCGGGACGGGCACGGTCGGGCCGGTCACGATCACCCTGACCACGGTCGACGAATGGCTGTACACGTTCACCGCGGTCGAAACCACGACGGTGCCGGCCACGGGGCTGGACCTCTGGCGGAAGCTCTTCCAGGGCTCGAGCGGCGGCGCGGCCGGTACGCCCGTCGGCGGGGCGGGCGGCGGCGGGCTGGCGCAACTCACGGGCGATGTGACGGCGGGTCCGGCGACCGGCGTGGCCGTGGCGACGATTGCCAATGACGCCGTGACGTACGCGAAGGTGCAGAACGTCTCGGGCGCGTCGAAACTGCTGGGGCGCGGGTCCGCGGCCGGCGCGGGCGACGTCGAAGAACTGACGCTCGGGACGGGCCTGTCGATCACCGGCACGACGATCAACGGCCCGCGCAATTCCGCGCTCGTGAACTACAGCTACAACACGGGCGCGGAACCGCCGAACGCCGGCCAGATCCGCACCGACTTCGGGTTCCCGTGGGGCAGCACGACGAAGCTCTGGGTGCGCTTCGTCTCGGTCGATGATGAGGATGTCTACTGGGGCATCATGATCCTGTCGATCGGGTCGGCGATCCTGCTGCAAGACAAAGACGACCACACCAAGTACGCGCGGTTCGTGACCACGGGCGCGCCGATCGACAAGGGGCTGTACGCCGAAATCCCCGTCGCGTGGGTCGCCAACGGCTCGTCCATCATCTCGGGGCAGCAGGTGCTCCTCCAGGCGACGGCGGTGTCGGCGGTCGTCCAGCGGCGTCAGGTGCTCGTCGTGCTCGATGGCGGCGGCAGTGTGATTGCCGCGGGCACCCGGACGTACGTCTCGTTGCCGGTCGGCGGGACGTGGAAGAAGTGGCGGATCGTGTCGGTCGATAACGCGGCGACGGCCGGCTCGATCGTCATTGATGTGTGGCGGGATACGTACGCGAATTATCCGCCGACGGTCGCCGACACCATCACGGCCAGCGCGAAGCCCACGATGAGCGCGGCGAGTAAAGCGGAGAGCGCGACCTTGACCGGCTGGACCACGGCGTTTGCCGCGGGCGATGTCCTGGGCTTCAACGTGGATTCCGCCACGACGGTGACGAAGGTCGAACTCGTCCTGGAGTTTGAATAACGGAGGCTCCCATGGATCTCATCGTGCTTCTGCTCGTCGTCGCCGCGATAGGGTTCGTCGTGTTTCTCATCACGACGCGGATTCCGATGCCGCCCTTCTGGGCTACAACGCTACAAGTCGTCGCCCTCATTCTCGTCGTCCTGTACCTCTTGCGGTACTTCGCCGTCCTGCCGAACGTCCTGCCGCGATAGTAAGATCGGCGCCGCCGTTCGCGCCGCGGGGGGACCTGGCCTCACCGTACAACTCCAAGTCGGTGCGTCTTCGGTGACGCGGCGCGGCGGCCACTCGCCTCATCGCGCAACCCGTCGAGGTGATCAGCCCAGGCCTGCATCATCGCGACCCGCGCGTCCCAATGGCGAGCGCGGTTATAGGGGCCTGGGAGTTTGTGCGCGAGCTGCAACTCGATCACTTCCCCGGGCATGTGCAGCACTTCATCGAGTCGCGTCCGCGCCATCGCGCGGAAGCCGTGGCCCGTCATCTCATCGTTCCGGTACCCCAGCCGACGCAGCGCGCCATTGAGCGCCATGTCGCTCATCGGCGAGGCGGCGGACCTGGCGCCGGGGAACACGTACGGACTGTCGCCGGCTAGGCGCGCGGCGATCTCAAGGATGGCCAACGCCTGGCGGGCGAGCGGCACGAGGTGGACGACGTTGGTCTTCACGTCCGTCCGCGGGATACGCCAGAGGGCGCCGTCGAGGTCGACGTCGTCCCATTTGGCGCGGCGCAGTTCCCCCGGGCGCACGAAGACGAGCGGCGCGAGCTGGAGCGCACAGCGCGTGACGGCGGCGCCCGGGAAGGCGTCAATCGCGCGGAGCAGGGCGCCGATGGCAGAGGCCTCGAGGAGCGTCGCATGGGACTGCGTGACGACCGGTTTGAGTGCGCCGCGGAGATCCCGCGCGGGGTCCCGCGTGGCCCGGCCAGTCGCAATCGCGTACCGGAAGATCAGGCTCGCCAGGCCGATGGCGCGATGCGCGGTCTCGTGGTACCCCGCGCGTTCAATCAGCCGGGCGACGGCGAGCAGCTCGGGCGGTTCAATGGTCGTGATTGGGCAATCGCCCAGGTGTGGAATGAGGTACTTCTCCAGCACGCTGGTATTCCGTTCGACGGTGGAGGCGCGTCGCGCCGGCGCCTGCTGGCTCATCCATTCGCGGCCGATGGCCTCGAAGGTCACCAAGGCCGCCAGGCGCGTCTGGGCGTGCCGTAGTCGGCGGCCACGGTTCGGGTCTCGGCCGGCCTCGAGCTCACGCCGGGCGGCCACGAGGCATGCCCGGGCGGCGACGAGTGAGACCTTGGGATACCGCCCGAAGGCGGCGGTCTTGCGCCGGCCGGCAAAGCGGTAGTCGAAGCGCCAATACCTGGCTCCCGATGGCAGCACGAGCAGGTAGAGTCCGTCGCGGTCGGCGACCTTCTGTTTTCGATCGCCACATTTGAGCCGTTTAATAGTGGTTTCAGTCAACATGACGGGATCTATGACGGGATCTGTCGTCTCAGGAAGCCAGAAACCCGGGAAGATCCCGTCACAGATCCCGTCAGATTTCGGAAGTTGTGCAGAGACGGCCATAGACGGCGATAGACGACACGACGACGAAACCACGGTGTTTTGTTCGGTAAGTCTGGGAATCGGAGACGGCGATGGATGGGGGCAGACATGGCTATGGAGCGGGCTACGGGAAGCCAATACTCCGCGATCAGGCCCGAAAACGCAGGGGACCAAAGGCCCATGCGTCGACAGATACCGTCAGAGATCCCGTCAGACCTCACCGCACGACGCTCCAGCCGTCGAACTGGGCGATCACCCCGCCGTCTTCCTCGACGGTCATGCGCGGCCCGGCGCCCTCGCGGATACACACCCGGGCCAACGCCTTCATGAGGTGCTCGCGCGTCGCGTTGTTCGGCATGGCCCGCCAGGTGCCCTTTTTCAGGACGGCGCGGTTGGGATTGCACTCGTGCGAGATGAGGAGCCCGTCGCTGGTTAAGCCGTCGATGACCTTTTGGGCGGCGGCTTCATTGACGCTGTAGGCGCTCGTGCTCCAGATGTAGAGCCCACACGACGGGACGCCGACCACGAGCACGATGAAGGTGATCAGCGCCGCTCGTGATCGTCTCGGCGCAGGCTTCACGCCTTCCCGGATTCCGGGAACGTCAGTATTCGACGGCGCCGGCGCCACGTCGCGCCCGCAGAACCGACACACGATCGCCGCGGCCTGAATCTCTTCTGCACAGAAGAGACACCGCTTCATGCCCTCACTGGCGGGCGGCGCTTCGATCGCCGGGGTCAAGCTCGACCGATCGACAATCGTGCCGCCACAGCGCGGACACGTGATCCGGCTGCCCGCTTCGTAACCGCACTTCGGACAGACACGCTGCGAGACCGCCATTCACCGCCTCACGTTTCCTGTTTCCGTAACACGGTCTCGATTTGCCCCGTCCTCCGCTCGTGAACCTCACGGGACGGAAACACGAGAATCAATGCCGTTCGACGGCTCGTCCGATCCGCCATGCGCGACCTGTTCCTAGGAGGGGTCAGGCGTGGCCCGAGCGCATGCGCCTGGCGGCGGGATGTTCCCGCGGCGGCGACTCCTCGAGCGCGCCGCGGCGTTTGAGCGCGCGCTGCTCGCGCTCCTCTGCGAGCACATGTAAGCCGGCCAGCAGGTCCGCGCCATAGATTTGGGAGAGCACGACCAGCACCGCCGGATCTGGGCGCGGTGTGCGGCCTTGTTCATACCGATCGAGCTGTGCCCGCGTAAAGCCTTTTTGCGATACGGCCGCGCGATGCATTTCAGCGACGACGTCGTTGGGCATCCGCCGGCCTCGCTGCGCTCGCAACCAGCGGCCAAACGCGGGCGCCACCACATCACGGTCGCTCGGCACACCTTGCAGGCTATCTCGCTTCGGACTGCTTTATTGTGACACATGTTTAAAAGTGTTGACAGTAGATATCTCCACTTGTAATCTCCATTTGTATGAAAAAGTTCACTTACAACGTCGAGCTAATGCAGCGCGATGCCGCCGGGCGGGGCTACAACGGCACCACCCTCGCGCGTCGGGCGCGGGTATCTCAGATGGCCGTGTCGAAGTTTCTGCGGGAGCAATCGCGATCCCCGGTCTTGGCGCACAAACTCGCCAAGGCGCTCGGCCACACGGTCGACCGGTATCTCATCGCGGACGCGGATCCGGTCGGGCCTCGAGACTAGTCATGGGTTCAAGTGTCGCGCGGACATTGCTGGAGTCGCCACGCCGTAAACCGGCACGCGCGGCGTTGCGCGGCGAAAGCGCCTGCCAAAAATTGGCACCACGCCAGCTCGGCCGCGTCTTCACGCGGGCGATCGCCTTGTCTGGTAAGGAACGGAAAGAGATTGCGGTGTGGCTCGGGTATGTCACGGCCGACGGCATCCCGGAGACGAGCGTGATTGGCAAGTGGGAAGCGGGCGCGGAGAACGTGCAGGCCGAGCGCATCTGGGCCTCCCCGCTTCAACCGTTCTGGGTTGAGGCGCAATGCGAAGCGTGCGGGCACATGGAAGTCGAGCGCGTGTATCGCGTGCGGAGGTCAGCATGAGCGATCGCATCGTCCTGGAGCCCGTGGCGGGTCCGCCGGCAGTGGCGTACGGCCAGAGCCGCCCCATCTGCGATCGCCTGCTGCCCATTCGGGAGGTCGCCGCTCGGGTCGGGCTGTGCCGAGCGGAGATCTACAAGCGTGTCCAGGCGGGACGGTTTCCGGCACTCGTGAAGCTCGGTACCTCGTCGCGCTGGAGTGAGCGCGAGGTCGCCGACTGGATCGAACGGCAGAAAGCTGGGCGGTAGCTGTGGCGGATACGCGACTTCTTCATAAGCGCGGGAGCCACGGCGAACGCATTATTTCGCTGAGCGACCTGACCTTCCGGGTCTGGATCCAGTACGTGCTCTCGGCTGACGACTTCGGCGTGATGCGCGCATCGGCCTCGGTGTTGCGGGCGGATAACCCGCGTCTGGAGCGCGAGCCCCTGAAGCGGATCAACAAGGCCATGGCCGAGATCGTCCTGGCCAGACTCGTGGAGGAATTTGTCCACCAGGGCGTCCGCTACTGGTGGCAACTGGACTGGAATGACTTCCAGAAGATTCGGTATCCGCGGGAGACCGTGAACCCCTTCCCCTCTGAGGAAGAGGTCAAGCGGGCTACGGAAAAGACTCGGGAACTTTTCCGTATTCGCGCGGATTCATTTCGGAGTGATTTCCGAAATATTTCGGAAATGACTCCGCAACCCGCGCGCGCGCGCGGGCGGGAAGCACTAACACCCACACAAACACCAACACCTTCTGGGTCTATGCGTTTGATCTTGGAAGAGAGCCCGAGAGAAACCAAACCGGCCGAGCGGCCGCTCCGCCCTGGCCGCGGCGGCTTGACCGGCCGCCACAACGTGACCTGCGACGCGGCGACCTGGGTGGCCTGCGAGCGCGGGCTCTGCGTGCCGCCGTTCATTGCGGCGGAGTGGCGCCAGGCCTCGGTCGCCTCTGGCACCGATGCCGATACCGCCATCCGCGACATGCTCACCGCCTGGTCAGCCGCCATCCGGGATGGCACCGTGCTGGCCACGCCGAAGCCGGCCGAGTACTGGCGCGCGGTGTGGGCGCGGTGGCATGGGGACGCCGCGGATCGGGTCCGGCGGTCGGACTCACGTTCGGGACATACCGTCGCTGAGGGGATGGCCTATCTCGCTGACATCGCGGCGAAGGTGGATCCGTGAACCATGCGGACGCGAATCAACGGGCGCGGCTGACGCGGGCGCTAATGCGGCTGAGCTCGGCGCGGCGGGAGAAGCTCGAGAAGGTCGACTTCGAGACCTTCGTCGAAGGCCTCGCGGATATCCCGGTCGACATCGTCGAGCAGGTCTGCGCGGACTTCACCCGAGTGGCGCCGGAGGAGTTTCAGCCTCGGTTCCCGCCGCTCTACACGATCCGCGAGGCGTGCCGGCGCGTGCAAGCCGTGAGGGCTGAGCGGATGGCGCTGAAGGCGCCGGAGGACGAGAAGCCGGCCCCGCTGACGGACGGCCAGAGGGCGCACCTTCGTAGCCTGTTTCAGCGGTCGCTTCCCGGAAAGGCGGTGCCGTCGTGGTTGGCATGATCTGCCCCTGCGGCTGTCTCCAGCCCGTGAAGGAGGGGAACCGATACGCCACGAGGTCGTGCGCGAACAAATGCCGCGACAAGGGGAAGGCCAGCGAGGCGTCGAGGTTGGCGTGGTCCCGGAAGCCTCGGGAGGCCCGCGTAGAAGCCACCAGGAAGGCCGTAGCGGCGTCGAACGCGACGTATGCAGCCCGTAGGCGTAAGAAGCATCCCGAGTGGCTGAGAGGCTTCGAGGCGGGGCGGCAGTTGGAATACGACAAGTGGAAGCGGTGGATGAAGAAGATGGGACGGGCGGCATGACGCCAGTAGTTGTGGATTGCGACAAGTTGGAGCCTGGATCACGGCCTGAACTCATCACGTCGAGCGACCAGAAGGCCGCGATTGACTTGCCGGCAGCCATCACGCCTGACGGCGACGTGGTGTCGCGCTGGACGTTCACCGATGCCGAGCGAGAGTGGATCGCACGCGGCGCGGATGTCTACGTGTTCACACGCACGCACGGGCGTCCGTTTCAGCCCATCAGTCTCGTCGTTGGCGATGTTGAGGAGAAACGTTAATGGACATGAGAACCTGGAAACTTTACGAATCAAGTGAAGCTGCGATGGCCGATGGGGTGCCGGAGCGATTCGTGGCGAACGTGAACGTCGTGCGCGAGGAGACGGGCGAGGTCGTCACGATTACGAGCGGTCCATTTAAGGGCCGGCGCTACGCGCGGAACTCGGACGGAACACTGGGGCGGAGAATCCGCGAGGCCGTCGATGCATGACGAGCGGTATCAGTTCCGGGACGACGACGCGCAACGGGCGCTGAAGACTATCGCCGTGCAGATCGACGAGAACATCCCTGACGGCATGGGCTTCGCGCTATTCCTGTTTCACTGGCGCGATGGCGGCATTTTCTACATCTCCAACGCGGAACGCGCAGACATGATCCTGGCGGTCAAGGAATGGCTCAAGAAGCAGGAAGCGCAGTCAGCATGACGCTCCGCCTCCCCGCCTCCGATCCCCGCGTGAGACAGGCGATCCAGGGGAAGAAGCCGTCGAGACGGCGAAGCGTGTCGAGTGTGCCGATCCTTGTGAGTCAGATTCGCGCGTTTGGACTGCCGACGCCGGAGGCCGAGGTGAAGTTCCACCCCGTCAGGAAGTGGCGGGCCGATCTGCTCTGGCGTGAGCCGCGCAAGTTGATCGTGGAGGTCGAGGGCGGCGTGTTTGTCGGTGGTCGCCATTCGCGCGGGCTGGGGCTCGAGGCCGACGCCGTGAAGTACGCCGAGGCGTTGTGCCTCGGCTATCCCGTGTTGCGCGTCACCCCGCGACACATTCGGCAGGGGCAAGCGGTGGAGTGGATTCAGCGATTCTTCAGAGAGGCCAGGACATGACCCCGTTGGACGTGCAACTCATCGCCTGCGCGATCTTCGTGCTGGCCTACGCTATTTCGCGGGTGAGGAGGTAGACCCATGACGAACGAGACGACGGCCAAAACACTCGCGCATGACGTCGTGCGAACCTTCCGACAGGGTTCGTATCTGGTAGACGAGGCGCTGGAGAAAGTGATCTACGCCGTGCTCCTGGACGCGCTCGACGCCCGAGAGGCGCAGACGACGTGCTGGAGTTGCAACCTGAGCACCTACCCGTCTTGCCGTCATTGCCGGGCGTATCTTGACCGTGCGAAGGAGCCGAAGTGATGAGTCAGGACACCCCCACGACGCCCGCGCCGACGTTCACGGCGGAACAGTGTGAAGTTGCCGCGTATCAGCGCGAACTGGCCGAGTCGGCTGCGCTCGACGGCATGGTGGTGGACGCGAAGGAGCATCTTGAAGCTGCGTCCATAGCGGAGTTCGCCGCGTCCCTCGTCAGGCGGGAGGATGAGACGTGCGAATGGCTGGAGCCTGACGAGGACTACAACGCATGGCAGACATCGTGCGGCAAAGAGTTCGAGTTCATCAACGACGGGCCGAAGCAAAATGGCACGGTGTCTTGTTGCTACTGCGGCAAGCGTGTTGAAGCCGCGAAGCCCACGGAGGCCCCATGACCCCTGACCAGGAAACGCTTGAGCAAGAAATTGCAGGGTTGAAGCTGGAAATAGCGGCGTTGAAGCGCGCACTTGGCAACTTCATCGCGTGGACGGCTGAATCGGCTAACAGCCCGATCCGCATCGACGAGGCGTCGGAGCTTCTGAACCAGATGAACGGAGTCGATACGCGATGACCCCTGACCGCCCCGACGAGACGCTGGCCCCGCTGCAAGAGGCCGAGGATATGTGCCGCTTCGTGTTGGCCCACGTAGCCTCGCAAAACTTTGCTCCGGGCTGGCCGAGTCACGCCGCTGCGCTATATCAGGCGCTCACCGAGGAGCGCCGTCTCTCCGCCGAGAAGGACGCCAAGCTGGCCGAGGTTGCGACGGCAGCGCAGGACTTATTGGATTGCATCGAGACGTGCGCTGAAGAAAACCACGACCTCTGGCACAAGCACAGCGTCTCGTATCGAAACGCGCTGGCGAAGGCCCTGTCACCGGCACTAAAGGGAGAGTCATGACCGCGCATCTCGCCACGGTTCCCGCCGCCGCCGCGCCCGCGCTCTACACGCGGGAGCAAGTCGAGCTCATCAAGCGGCAGATCGCCGTCGGCGTGACCGATGACGAGCTCAAGATTTTTCTGTATCAGTGCCAGCGGACCGGCCTGGACCCGTTCACGCGGCAGATTTACGCAATCGTCCGGAAGAGCAAGCACGGCCCGCCCAAACTCACGATCCAAACGGCGATCGACGGGCTGCGGCTCATCGCGCAACGCACCGGCGAGTATCGCGGCCAGGTCGGGCCGTTCTGGTGTGGGGAGGCCGGCGCCTGGTCGGATGTCTGGCTCTCGTCCCATGTGCCGCCTGTCGCGGCCAAGGTGGGCGTCTGGCGCGAGAAGTTCACCGAGCCGGTGTGGGGCATCGCCCGGACCGAGGCCTACGCCGCACGGGGCGAGGGCGGGCATATGGCCGGCCTCTGGCGCTCGATGCCGGACACGATGATCGCGAAGTGCGCCGAGGCCCTGGCGCTGCGCAAGGCCTTCCCGCAAGAGCTCAGCGGCATCTACACCGGCGACGAAATGGACCAGTCGACCACGGTCGACCAGACGACCGGCGAGGTCCTCGAGGCGCGCACGCTCGACGAGCCGCCCGCGCCGCCGGTCAAGCCGACGGCCAACGCCGTCACGGTGAAGATCGCCGGCATCGTGAAGCGGCCGCTCAAGGATGACAAATTCAAATTTGTGATCACCGGTGACGATCGCAAGACGTACCACACGTTCTCGCTCACGATCGCCACGACCGCGAAGGACGCGCAAGAGGCCGGCGCGCCTGTCGACATCGTCTACACCGAGACGAAATACGGCCGCCAGATTCAGACGCTTTACGATCCTGCCCTTCAACCGCCGGAGCCGCCGTTATGAGAACCCTGCTAACCGTGCTCGTCGCGCTCACAGTCGCCGGCTGTGGCGATACCAAGATTTACAACACGAGTCCGACCGCGCCATCGCCGGCCGTCGTCGTCCCCGTCATCGTCAAGTCGACGATTTCCTTTCGCGTCTTCGGCAACGCGAGCCAAGTTCGGATTCGCTACTCGACGCCGATCGACGGGCTCACGCAGGTCGTGACCTCCCTGCCCTACACCAACACGTTCACGTCTACGGACGCCTCGATGTTTCTCTCGCTCGAGGGCACGCCGCTGGTCTATCCCGTGGTGCTGAATCCGTTCTTCTCGGTGCAGATCGTGACCGATGGCGCCGTGTTCCGAGAGGCCACGTCCAACGACTTCACGGCGAACACCCTGGCGGTCTCCGGGACATGGCGCCGCTGACATCAGGACGCCGCAGAAGACCGCAGAAGACCGCAGGAGCCGCGGCGATACCGACCTTAGGGGACGCCTTGGCGCTCGGTGGGTCATGGATCCCGACGTGCGACGTGTGCGACCAGGACGCGACCACGGCCCTCTTCGTCTGCACGTCCTTCATCGTCAAGGATGGCCACTTCTACAAGACCGGTCGGTCCCCGAAGTGCCGGTGTGGTGTTCATTCGGCGGATTTGGACCAATGAAAGCCACAGTGTCCAGCCGCGGCGTGACGTTCCTCCGCCCGTCGTGCGACGAAAAGAAAGAGCAAGCCGAGATCGTCAATCTGTTGACGCAGGTCGGCGCGGCCGTCTACGTCCTCGGGACCCGTCGCGCCCAGTACTGCGGCCTCTGCGGGGGCAAGACCTCCGACCAAGGCACGAGACAGACACCGGGCATCGGCGACCTCTTCGCCCTCATCCCGCCGCAACCACGCGCCCAACCCGGGACCGCCTGGACACCGCTGTGGATTGAAGTGAAGGGCAAGGGCGGCGGGCTCAGTTCGGAGCAGTTCACGTTCAAGGCCCGCTGCGACGCCGCGCAGCTCGCCCATATCGTCGGCGGGCTGGACGCCGTCCTCACCTGGTTAGCCCGTGGAGGCTGGGTCAAATGGCAACACACAACGGTCTGACAGGACAGGACACACCGCGCGACACCGCCTGGATCGCCGTCTGCGTCCCCGCCGCCCTCCCGTCGGCGTTCGACGATGACGTCTACGGCGATTGCGCCCTCTGTACGCGCGGCGTCCGGTTCCCGCCCTCCGTCCCGGCGCGCCGCGTGCTCATCTGCTGCCAGTGCTACTACCAGCACGCCGGCCCGCACTCCCGCTGCGATGTCTTGCATGAGGCGATGGCGGCGCTGCACGCCCTCGGGATTGACGTATGACGCCTGAAACCTTCACGGCGGAGCAGTTGATCGAGGAAGCGACCATGATCCTGCAGACGATCGCCGTCGCCTGCGATTGCCTCATCTGCACGCAGGAACGCCAGCACGCGGCGATGCTGACCTACGCGGTCACGCTCCTCGAAGAACGCGACGCGCTCCTGGCCCATATCGACATGCTCCTCAAGGAGATTGACCGTGCTGCCGCAAATCCTTGAAGCGTCCTGGTCCCTCGTCCGCCGTGTCTGGTGCCAGCATCGGGAATTCCGCATGGAACACCGGCTCGACGGCTGGGTCTTCATCTGCTACGACTGCGGCCACGTCGCGCCCGTCATCAAGAAGGGCTGACCCCATGGCTAAACACGACGAGACGGCTGAGATGCGGCAAGTGGCGCGTGATGTCGTGCGGACCTTCCGGGAAGGCTCGTATCTCGCCGATGAGGCGCTCGAGAAGATCATCTATGCCGTCCTGTTGGAGGCCCTCGCCGCCAGAGAGGCCGCAGCCCGTGACCACTGACCATTGGCTGATCGGGTTGGTGCTCCTGGGCAACCTGTACCTGACAGTGCTCGCGCTCCTCCACATTCGGCAACTGCGCGCTCAGGTCGCCGTCCTCACCATCCGCACGACGGACATCTACGACGCCATCGGCCAATTCGAGGTGGTGAAGGATGCCTAACCGCCCCGACGAGACGCTGGCCCCGCTGCTGATCATCAAGCCCGATGTGTTCCGTTACGCATGGTCCGGCATCGACGCGAACGACTGGGTTGACGAGGTGAACGCCCAGCGCCGTCTCTCCGCCGAGAAGGACGCCAAGCTGGCCGAACTTCAGAGAGAACTAGACGATCAGAACGGCACAACACACAGCCTCAACCTCGCTGCGAAAGTCCGCGAGCAGGCGGCCACTCTCTCGCAGCTGGTGCAAGAGCTCGCCAGGCTCAAAGCGAAACTCAACCCCCATGCCTAACGCCGCGCCCCACTTCTGCGTCGTGCCGGGCTGCAGCGCCCTCACCACGGCACGCCGCTGCCGTGCCCATGCCGTCCTCGCCGAACACGCCAGGCCGAACTATGCGCTGCGTCGCCTCTACCGCACGCCGCAATGGAAGGCCCTACGCACGAAGATTCTCAGGGAACAGGGCTATGCGTGTGCCGCTTGTCATCAAGTCCTGGCCGCGCTCGAGGTGGACCATCTCGTCAAGCACGACGGGAACATGGCTCTCTTCTGGAAGCGAGAGAACCTACAAGCGTTGTGCCGTACGTGCCATCAACGCAAGACGCAACGGGGCGAATAATGCGCTTTGCCTATGCCGATCCGCCCTATATGGGCCAATCGAAAAAGCACTACAAGGGCAGTGAAGTCAATCACGAGCTGCTGATCGCCCATCTCTGTGCGGACTTCCCTCATGGCTGGGCGCTCTCGTGCTCGTCGCCCTCGCTGCGTCAGCTGCTCCCACTCTGTCCTAGTGACGTGCGCGTTGGCGCGTGGACGAAACCCTTCGCGGTGTTCAAGCCGAACGTCTCACCGGCCTATGCGTGGGAGCCCGTCATATATCGCGGTGGTCGGCGGCGCAGGCGGGACGAACCGACACCTAGAGATTGGGTGGCCGTGAATGTCGCCCTACAACGTGGCTTAGTCGGCGCGAAGCCGCTCGGCTTCTGCTATTGGATCTTCGATCTGCTCAACATGAAGCCCGAGGACGAGATGATCGATCTCTTCCCTGGATCTGGCGCCGTCAGTCAAGCATGGCCACGTTATGCCGAACGCCGCTTAGCGTAAAACATGGGGAGATCCTGCGGACATCGGGAAATCCCATCGATGGGGGGAGAGTGTAAGTTTTACCGCCCTCTCCAAGGAAACCACGCTGGCCATGAATACAGCTTTTTGGGGTATTGACTGATGCCTGATGCCGTCCCAATCCTGGCACGAAAGGACCGGCGAGGCACGTACAACCGGAACGTACCCACGTACCACGCCGTCGGGTTGTCTGAACCGGCGCCCTCTCGTGATCCGATCGCGTTCATCAACACGCTGCAACATACCAAGGGCGCATTCGCGCGGCAGACGTTCAACTTGCGGCCGTGGCAAAAGCGGATTGTCAAGAAGCTGTTTACCAAACGGCCCGATGGGTTACGTCGGTACCGGACGTGTCTGCTGATGCTGCCCAGGAAGAACGGGAAAACCGAGCTCGCCGCGGCGCTGGCGATTTATGGGCTGCTCGCCGACGGGGAAACCGGGGCGGAGGTGTACTCGGCGGCGGCGGATCGGGATCAGGCCGCGCTGGTGTTTGGCGTAGCGGCGCAGATGATCCGGAATGACCCGGAACTGAACGCGCAGTGCTACATCGTCGAGAGCAAGAAGCGGATCGAACATCAAGCGAGCGGCAGCGTCTACCGCGCCATTTCGGCAGAGGCCTACTCGAAGCACGGATTCAATGCCTCGATGGTCATTTACGACGAGCTGCACGCGGCGCCGAGTCGGGAACTGTATGACGTGTTGTCGACGTCGATGGGCGCCCGGAAGCAGCCCCTGTTATTGGCGATATCCACGGCGGGGTACGACCGGCACTCGATTCTCTGGGAACTCTACATGCACGCCAAGAAGGTCGACGAGAAGCCCGATCTCGATCCGAGCTTCCTGCCGATTCTGTACGAGGCGCCCGTCGATGCCGACTGGACGAAAGAGCGCGTGTGGAAGAAGGCGAACCCGGCACTCGGCGACTTCCGGAACATGGACGAGATGCAGGTCGCGTGCAAGCGCGCCCAGGAGATTCCCGCCCAGGAGAATAACTTCCGCCGGCTGTACCTGAACCAGTGGACGGAACAAGCCTCACGCTGGTTGTCCGTCGCCGCGTGGGACGCCTGCCAGGGCACGACCCAGAGGGCCTCACTGAAAGGGCGCAAGTGTTATGTCGGCATGGATCTCTCGACGACCAAGGATCTGACGGCGGTCGCGGCCGTCTTTCCCGACGAGGCGAGTGGCCGCTTTGACGTGCTGATGCAGTTCTTTGTGCCGAAGGATTCGATCCGGGAACGGTCCCTGCGTGACCATGTGCCGTACGACGAATGGGCGCGGCACGGGCAGATCACGGCGACCGATGGCAACCGGGTCGATTACGAGATGGTCCGTCAAGCGATCAACGCCTGGGCGAAGGAGTTTTCGCTGCAAATGATCGCGCTTGATACATGGAACGCGACCGATTTGATCGAGCGTCTCACGAAGCTCGACGGATTCACGCTCGTGGGGATACGGCAGACGTTCGCGGGCCTGTCGGCTCCCACGAAGGCCCTGGAACATGCGGTGCTCAGTAAGACCCTTCGGCATACCGGAGATCCGGTGCTGCGTTGGAATGTCAGTAACGTCGCGGTCGAAACGGACCCGGTGGGCAATTTGAAGCCGTCCAAGGTCAAATCCACCGAGCGAATTGACGGTGTCGTGGCGCTGATCATGGCCGTGGATCTCATGCAACGCCAGGCGGCGACCGTGACGCCGTCGTATCAGATGCTGGTGGTCGGGTGAAACCCCGCCAGGGGCGTCCGCGCGTGGATCCCACCGACATATCGGTTGATGTGCATTTCCGACTCGCGGCGAAGCAGTACGACCTCAGTGAGAAGCGGGCGAACCAGGCGCGAATGGCGCTGGCGGATTGGTTCCGCCAGGCGATCGTGAAGGCGTGCCGCGAGCCGCCGGCGAAGGTGTGACCTGACCTGACACACCGAGTTCTGTGACACAAAGTAGGCGCCCACTCGCCGCTCTGGCGAAATGTTCCCCGTGGAACGGGCGTACACCCTGCTCGACGTCAAAGGCTTGGACACGGCCGGCCGGAGAATCTCCGGGATTGCGTCGACGCCCGAACTTGATCGCCAGGGCGACATGCTCGACCCCGCCGGCGTGACGTTCCGCAACCCGGTCCCGCTCCTCCTGCACCACGACGACAAACACCCGATCGGGACGGCGACCCTCAAGGTCACGCCCGACGGGATCGCGTTCGACGCCATCTTGCCGACGCTCGCCGACGACGGCCCGCTGAAGACGCGCACTGATGACGTCTGGCAAATGCTCAAGGCCGGCGTGTTGTCCGGGGCCTCGATCGGATTTCGCATCCTCGACGGCGCCATCAAGCACATCCGGCCCGGCGTCCGCCAACTCCTCAGAACTGAAATCTGCGAGCTCTCGCTCGTCACCATTCCCGCAAACCAGAACGCCACGATTCGCCTGGTGAAGTCACTGGCGGCGCCGAGCCGCCTGGAGAAACCTGTCATGAAGCAGACGATCTCGGAACATATCCAGAACCTCGAAAACAAGCGCGCGGCCCTGGCGGGACGCATGACCGAGATCATGGAGCTCGCGGCGGGCGAGAACAAGACGCTCGAAGCCGAACCGGCCGAAGAGCACGATGGCCTGTCGCTGCAGGTCAAGAGCATCGACGCGGATCTCGGCCGCTGGCGCGAACACGAGAAGCTGCAGATCGCGGCCGCGGTCGCCGTGCCAGCGCCGCCCCCGTCGACGCTGCGGGTCACGTACCCGTCCATCACCGTCAAGTCCAACCTGCCGCTCGGGACGGCGTTCGTCCGGGCCGCGTGCGCGAAGCTCATCACCAAGGGCAACGAGCGCGACGCGATCCACTACGCCGAGGAACGCTGGAAGGACACGCCGGAAGTCGCGTTGTACCTGAAGGCCGCGGTCGCGCCCGGCACGATCACCGATGCGACCTGGGCGTTGCCGCTCGTCAACCAGAACATCGCCAACGAGTTCATCGAGCTGCTGCGGCCGGCCACGATTCTCGGCCGGATTCCCGGGCTCAGAAACGTCCCGTTCAACACGAAAGTCCCGAGTCAGACCGCGGGCGGGACGTACGGCTGGGTCGGCGAGATGAAGCCCAAGCCGGTCACGAAACTCGCCTTCTCGTCCACGTCGCTGAGCATCTCGAAGGCCGCCGGCATCATCGTCCTGACCCAAGAGCTGATCAAGCTGTCCAACCCGAGCGCCGAAGCCCTGGTCCGCGACGACATGATCAAGGGGATTGCGGCGTTTCTGGACGCGCAGTTCATCGACCCGGCCGTGGCCGCGGTCACCGGCGTGAACCCCGCGTCCGTCACGAACGGGGCGCCGACGGCGGCCGCCACGACCAACCCGCTGGCCGACATCATGGGGTTGATCAACCATTTCGCCACGAACAACATCGCGGTGGATGGCGTGACGTTCATTATGTCGGCCGCCAACGCGCTGGGGCTCTCATTCCGGAGCAACCTGGACGGGTCGCCCGAGTTCCCGGGCATCACGATCAACGGCGGCAGCTACAAGGGCCTCACGTTCATTACGAGCCAGGCCGCGGGCACCAACGTCATCGCCCTGCAGCCGAATCTCATCCTCTACGCCGACGATGGCGGCGTGACGATCGACTCGTCACAGGAAGCCTCCTTGCAGATGGACAGCGCGCCGGCCTCGCCGGCGGATGCGACGACGGTGTACGTGTCGCTCTGGCAGACCAACACCGTTGGGCTGCGCGCCGAGCGGTACATCAACTGGGCGAAGGCGAACGCGAACGCCGTCAAGTACCTGACGGCCACGGCCTGGCCGGCGCCCACGGGCGGCGGCGTCACGGTCACCACGTCCGCGACAGGCAAAGCGGCCAAGGACTAGCGGCCCGTGAGCCTGCTCGGCACCATTCGCGCGCAGCTGCGCGCGGTGTTCTCACCCGGCGCGGCCGCCCCTGTCGGCGGTCGCGGCGCGTGGATGCCGATTGTGCGTGAGCCCTACACGGGCGCCTGGCAGAACAATGACGAGCTCCGCCTCGAGACGGCGCTCGCCAATCCGGTGGTGTTCCGGTGTGTGTCGCTGATCGCGTCCGATATCGGGAAATTGCCGTGCCGGCTCGTCGCGATCGATGCCAACGGGATCTGGCACGAGACGACGAGCCCGGCATTCTCACCGGTGCTCCGCTCGCCGAACCGGTACCAAACGCCGGCGCAGTTCTTCGAGTCGTGGATGTTCTCGAAGCTCCTCTGGGGGAACACCTACGTCCTCAAGGAGCGCGACGATCGGAACGTCGTCACGGCGCTCTATGTGCTCGACCCGTGCCGGGTCAAACCGCTCGTGGCGCCGGATGGCGCGGTCTATTACGAGCTCCAGACGAATGACCTCGCCGGCATTGCCACGAATGGCGGGCCTCTGGTCGTTCCGGCGAAGGAACTGATCCACGACCGATGGAACTGCGCCTTCCATCCGCTCGTCGGGTTGTCGCCGCTGTATGCGTGCGGCGGGGCGGCGAGTCAGGGGCTCGCCATGCAAGTGGCGTCGACGTCGTTTTTCACGAGCGGCGGCCGGCCCTCCGGGATGCTCGTCGCACCGACCGAGATTGACGCGCAAACGGCGCAACGGCTCTCCGAGACCTGGCACAACCTGGGCGCCGGGAAGACCGCCATTGTCGGCAACGGCATGAAGTACGAGGCCGTCGGGACCTCAGCCGCCGAGTCGCAGTGGATTGAACAAGCCGGCTGGACGGCCAAGACCATCGCGGGCTGCTTTGGCGTGCCGATCTCGATGGTCGATTCCAGCCAACAGCCGCCCTACGCGAACAACGAGGCGTCGACGCTGCAGTACCACTCACAGTGCCTACAGACGCATCTCAACGCGATTGAGAACGCGCTCGATGCCGGCCTCGAGCTCCCCGCGCCCTTCGGGACGGAGTTCGACTTGGACGACCTGATCTGGATGGACACCGCGACGAAGACGAAGGCGGCGCATGACGCCATCTCGGCCGGCGCCATGTCGCCGAACGAAGCGCGGCTCAAGTACTTCGGGCTCGGCCCGGTGCCTGGCGGCGATTCGCCCTTTCTGCAGAGCCAGTACTACAGCCTCGAAGCCCTGGCGATGCGGGAGACCGCCGCGCCGGCCGCGACGCCGACCACGCCGACGCCAGCCCCCACGCCCGAACCCGAACCGGAGCCCGCGTAATGGCGCTCACGTTCTCTCGCGTCACCCTCGCCGGCCCGCTGCTGACCGTGGAAGAGGCCAAGACGCATACGCATATCTCCGACGCGGCCCTCGACGCCGACGTGCAGCAGAAGCTCGACGCGGCCGAAGAGTGGGTGCTCGCCTATCTCGGGACCGCGGCCGATGAGACGTGGACGCCGTCGACGGCGCCGCGCGTCGTGAAGCACGCGATCCTGCTGCTCACGTCGTACCTCTACGACCACCGCGGCGACGATCCCGCGACCACCGATGGGCACATCTGGGATGTGCTCCGGCCCTTCCTCGGGCCGTACCGGGACCCGACGGTGGCGTGATGGGCTCCGGCGAATACCGTCATCGCGTCGCCTTGCAGTCGCCCGCGGGTCCGCCCGTGCCGGCCGTCTGGTTCTGCGCCCTGCAATCGGTCGGCGCGTCCGTCGTCGACGGGCAAGCGGCGTTTGTCGTCCGCGGTCGCTATCACCCGGGCATCACCCTCGAGACGCAGATCCTGCACGACGGGCGCGTGCTGCAAGTCCAGGCCGTGAGTGACGTCGACGAACGCCACATCGAGACGGTGCTGAGCGCCGTCGAAGTGCGGGGGCGCAAGTGAGAGCCAACGCGCTCACCCTCGAAGGGCTCGACGATCTGAAAGAGGCGCTGAAGCAGCTGCCGACCGAACTCACCCACGAAGGGACGGCGATTGTCCACGCGCACGCGACTGAAGCGGCGCGACAGATCGAAGCGTCCTATCCGAGTTCTGGCACCGGCAATCTCAAGAGTCACGTCGTCATCGACTTCGAGTCCTCCGAAGTCCACGGCCTCGCGCGCGTCCGCTCGACGGCGAAGCACGCCTGGATCTTCGAGCACGGGACCGCGCAACGCGCGTGGAACGGGTCCAACACGAAACGTAAACGGCCGTGGTCGGGCGCCCGGAAGAACACGGGCACGATGCCCGCACACAAAGACACCGCTTCGTTTGTCGACATTGCTGTGCGGCGACGCGCGCTGATGACAAACGCCCTGATTGAACTGGTAGAACGCGCGGGCTTCACCGTCCGCCGTTAAGGCCCATTACCCGCGAATCACAGGAGAGACGCTCATGCCCGCACCCGCCGCACCCGTCAACAATCCCGGTACCCACGGCAAAGAAGGAATCGTCGCCCTGAAGATGCTCGCGGGCGATGCCTACGTCGCCATCGGCAACGTGAGCGAATACACGTTGAACATGGCGAAGGACAAGGTCGAAGTCACGAGTATGGGTGACGCGAACAAGCGGTACGTGATGGGGCTCAAGGATCTGTCGGGCTCGTTCACCGCGTTCTGGGACCGGCTCACGGATGTGATCTTCGACGCCTCCGACACCGACGCCGGTTGCTTCCTCGCCATCTATCCGTCGTACGGCAGCGCGCAGGGCTGGGAAGGTCCCGCGCATCTCGATGCCAGCATCAAGGGCGGCGTCACCTCGGCCGTCACGATCGACGCCTCGTTTGTCGCCAATGGTGCTTGGACCCGCGCGTCCATGGTCGCCGCCACGGGCGCCAGCGGCGCGGCGTCCCCGGGCACGTTCTCCCCGGCCGGCGCGATGGCGCCCGCTAACCTCGCCGGCATGACCGGCCTCACGGCCACGCCCTCGAGCGCGTGGACGGCGGGCATGTACGTCCGTCTCGGCGACGGCTCGACGGCGCACTGGAGTGGTACCGCGTGGGTAAGCGGTATCGCGTAAGCCCGTGGCCGTCGTCGGCTCGGGACACCGGATTGTCATCGAAGGCCCGTCCGCGTCCGTCCGTCTCGGCTACCAAGTAGCCGCGACGCTCGGGCGCTGGCGTGTGGAAGGCGATCACTTTTCCGCGGCCGTCGAGGATGTCGACGGTTTCCGGATTACCCAGTCGCCGCTGACGCTCGAAATCCACAACCCGGACGGGATCCCGACGCGGCGCAAGCTCGCCGACGTCCGGATCGATCAGGGGCAACTCTCCGCCCGCCTGCTTAAAGGGGCTCTATGACTCAGTGGTATCGGAAACCTGAAAGCCTCCGTCTGGAACTCGGGGGCGGGTACTGGCTCCTCGTGAAGAAGTACCTCACCGCTGGCGAGACGCGCCACGCACAAATCAAGGTGATCAAGACGGAAGGGTTTAAAGCCGGATCGGCGCCGGAGATCAACCTCGAGCAGTTGGGCATCGCGCAAGCGGTGGAGTACCTGCTCGATTGGAACCTCGTGGATCCGGACGACAAGCCGATCGTGATTCAGGGCAAGGGCTACGACGTGGTCGCCGCGGCGCTCAATAACCTGACGCCCGAAGGGCTGCAGGTCATCCTCGATGCGATCCAAGCGCACGCCGCGGCGATGGAACAGGAACAGGACCACCAAAAAAAAGTGAGTACTGGCGAGCCCGAACCGTCTCCGACCTCTATCTCTGCAAACTGATGGGCTGGACGTACGACGAACTCCTCGACTTGCCCATCGATGTGTATGACGTGTTGATTGAGACCTTGAACGCGGAGGCCGCGAAAGCGAAAAAGTAATGGCGATCAACGCGACCTTCACCGCCAACTTCGCCAGCTTCTACGACGCCGTCGACAAGGCCGTCGTCAAGCTGAAGGACATCGACGCCAGCGCGGGGAAGGTGGAGAAGGGCCTCGATCGGATGACGGAGTCCTTCTCCGGCAAGAAGGTCATTTCCGAAGCCCTCCTGATGGAGAAGGCGATCGGCGGCGTGGAAGGCATCACCAAGCTCACCGAGCGCGAAATCGAGCGGCTCGGGAATACCACGAACGAAGCCGTCGCCAAGATGAAGAAGCTCGGGCAAGACGTCCCGCCCGGGCTACAGGCCATCGCCGACAAGACGAAGATAGCTGACGACGCCACGGACGACTGGAAGGGGACGCTGCTGAACTTCGCCAGCGCCGCGGGCCTCGCCTTCAGCGTCGACGCCGTCGTCGGATTCGTCCGTGGCTTGTTCGACCTCGCCGGCCAGATCCAAGACATGTCCGACAAGCTCGGCGTGTCGACACAAGCCGTGCAGGGCTGGAAGTTCGCCGCCGAACAGACGGGCGCGTCGATGGAAGACATCGGCAAGGCCGTCGTCACCATGAGTCAGAAGATCGCCGGTGACGACAAGTCGGCGGAAGCGGCGCTGACTAAGTTGGGTCTGAAGTTCGCCGACATCGAAGCGATGCAACCGGAGGAAGCCTTCAACGTCATCGCGGCGGCGATTCAGGAAGTGCCGAACCCGATGGATCAAGCCCGGATAGCGATGGAGCTATTCGGGAAGGCCGGCGTGGAATTGCTCCCCGCGATTCGGGCCGGCATGGTGGACATCGCCGACGCGGCGCCGAAGATGTCCGACGCGACGATTAAGGCGATGGACGACGCCTCCGATTCGGTCGCCGAACTCTGGCTGAACGTCAAAGTCCTGTCCGCCGAACTCATCAACCTCGGGATGAAGTCCATTGACCCGGCCCGCGCATTAGGCAAGGACCTCAAGGAGGCCGCCGACAACCTGGCCGCGGCCTCCGCCGCCGCGGGCGCCGCCATCCAAACGAAACTCACAGCCAGCCTCACGGAAGGCACGGGACCCGCACGCAGCGCCGAAGCCGCACTGGCCGAGTTCAATAAGACGGAGTCCGACACCAAGACCAAAACCGACAAGGCCGCGGCCGCCATCCTCGCGCACAACAAAGCGATTCAGGGGATGGTCGACCAGCTCATCGGGAAGGACCTCGCCCGCAAAGTCGACGATCTCGGCAAGGCCGTCGAACGGGCCGGCGGCTTTGCAAAGGTGACGGCCTTCGAGCAAGAGAAGCTCGTGAAGACCGTCATCGATCTGTGGATGCAGGGGGCGAAGCTCCCGCCCGTGCTCGAAGAGATCTGGGCGAAGTACGGCGCCATCCATGTCATGGCCGGCTACGTCGCCACGGATATCGGGCTGGTCACACGGCAATTTCAGAATCAGGTCCCGGCCGTCATTGAACTCGGCCGGCAGTTTTACGACGTCGACCAGAAGGTCCAGTACCTCAACGAGCACGTCACGACCGTCGGCAACACGATGAACCTCCCCGGGGGCGTCGACTGGAAGAAGTGGGAACCGCCGCCGGCCGTCCATAGCGCGTGGGATGACTTCGGGCTGCGCGTCGGCGACACCGTCCGCGGCATCACCAACGACTTCTCCCGCTCGATCGTCGACATGGCGACGGGGGCCGTGTCCTTCCACGATGGCGTCTTGCGGATCTGGGATTCGATTAAAGAAGGCGTCCGGCGGATTCTCGCCGACATGCTGTCGACGTTCCTCAACGAGTACATCTCGGGCCTCATCGGGGGCTATGCGCGGTATCTCGGCTACGTCACCAATGCCGCGATTGGCGGCGGCGTGGCGTCAGGCGTGGGCGCAGGCGCCGGGGCCGGCGTGGGGGCCGGCGTGGGGGCGGGCGCGGGGGCTGGGGCGGGCGCCGGGGCCGG